ACAGTTCCTGCCGCGACGGTTTCGTGAATGATAACACGTCTTGCGGTGCTTCACCACCCCCTAAACCTTTGCTCAACGCAAGCGGTTATAGGGGGAGCACTGCACCGCATTTTTTGGTAGAAGAGTTAAAGGCCGAGTTATTGGGGTCATTTTTGCTGTTTGTGCAGACATTTTTCCCATTGGTGACCGGCAAGCCGTTTATTATCTCAAATCCGCCCGGTCGTGAGTCTCATTTTATTACGATTGCCAGGGAATTAACGCTTGTTGCGCGCATGAAGTGCAACGCATTGAATATAAACGTACCTCCCGGGTCAGGCAAATCGACGCTTTTGGCCATGTTTACGGCTTGGACAATGGCAAAGTTCCAGAATTCCCAATACTTGTACATCAGTTACTCACATGAGTTAGCCAGTAAGCACACGGCGTTCATCAAACAAATAATTGAGTGCCGGCAATATAAAGAGCTTTTTGGGATCAAAGTGCGATCAGATTCACGGGCAAAAGACTTCTTTCAGACAGAGCAAGGCGCGTCGGTCAAGGCATTCGGTTCTAGTGGGTCAATCACGGGTCAGGATGCCGGTTTACCCCATTCAGAACACTTTACTGGCTGCGTAATCATGGATGACTGTCACAAGCCCGGTGAAGTTCATTCAGACACCGTTCGTCAGTCGGTGATACAGAATTACCGCGAAACCATATTGCAGCGTCCACGTGCCCCAAACGTCCCCATGATCTATATTGGGCAGAGGCTGCACGAAGATGATTTGCCGGCATATCTCTTATCGGGGAAAGATGTGCGGGTATGGAAACCGGTCGTATTAAAGGCGCTGGATGAAGCGGGTAACGCGTTATACCCTGAAGTTAACCCATTGTCCCAGTTACTCGAACAGCAAGAGAAAAACCCGTATGTGTTCGCCTCTCAGTATCAACAGAACCCAATACCGGCGGGGGGTGCCCTATTCAAACCTGAAAACTTTGTTTTATTAGATGAAGAGCCCGAAATGTTGCTCACGTTTATTACCGCTGATACCGCCGAAACCAATAAATCCTATAATGACGCTACGGCATTTTCGTTTTGGGGCCTATATGAGATTGAAGAGATGGGCATTAAAACGGGTCAAACCGGCCTACATTCTTTGGATTCCATCGAATTACGGATTGAACCCAAAGACCTACGCGCCGAATTTATGTCCTTTTATGGCGATTGCATGTTACACAAAACCAAGCCTTTGATTGCAGCCATCGAAAAGAAGAGTACTGGCGTCACATTATGCAGTGTGTTACAAGATATGCGGGGGTTGTCGATACGCGAGGTCAAGCGTACCAAGGCGTCGGGTTCCAAAACTGACCGTTACTTAGAGATGCAGCCCATCATTGCCTCGAAACTGGTATCATTTACAAAAGGGGCAAAACATGCCGACCCATTCATTACTCACATGATGAAGATAACGGCCAACGATACGCACCGACACGATGATTTGTGCGACACGATGTACGATGCTATTAAGCTAACTTTAATCGATAAAACACTAACTATATCACACAACCAGGATGGTTCGCATATAGTTAAGTCAATGGCCCAGGAAATGAATACCCGATTACTCGCAAGGACGCGTGCATATGGAAACCAAGGACAAACCAGGTGGTGAGTCTCTCAAGAAGCTTAACGAAAGCGGTGAGAAATTAAACAGTTTAAAGAAGCTCGTTGAAAATTCATACCAGTATTGGCGTAAGAATGCCGAACGGTACAAAGAATTCATGCGATTTATCTTTGATACCTCTCTGACCAACGAAGACATCGAAAAATTAAAGGCCCTCAAGAAACCAACACTCGAATTTAATGTGTTGGAGTCGATTGTATCGCGCCTACGGGGTGAGTTCGCCAAACAAGAGCCTTCTATCATGGTCAGGGCAGCCGATGGCGTACCGCTCGTTAAAATGACCGATGAATTCCTTGCCACGTCCAAGATGTTAGAAAATCACATGCGCGCCTCAATTCTGGACTCTGAGAACGAGGGGCTGGCATACCGTGTGCATACCGACCAATTGGGTGGCGGTTATTCTGTTATGAAGGTATTCAACGATTACATTAATGAACTGTCCTTCGATCAAAAGATTTATGTACAACGCGTTTTCGATCCAACTCTTACAGGCTTCGATCCGATGGCACGGGAACCCCATAAAGGTGACGGCAATTACTGTTTTGAGCTATTCCCCCGTACAAAAGAGGAGTTTGAAGAAGAGTTCGGCAAAGGAATGGCAGAAGAGATGCGATTTTGTCGTGACGTCGGCGCATTTAGCTGGTCATATCCTCAGCAACAGCAAGATGTAGTATTGGTTTGTGAATTTTTTGAGAAGAAAAAGAAAAAGGTCAAAATCATCAAAATCTCTACAGGTCATGTGGTTACCGAAAAACATTACAAAGAATTGTTGGAAAAATGGAACGAAAAGGGGTTTATTGAACAGCCCCCAGTAGTTGTGTCGGCCAGAATGAGTGAACTGGAACACATTGTGCGGTATCGATTCTGTGAAAACAAGATATTGTCGTATGATGAGACCGATTATAAATACCTTCCCCTCGTATTTGTGGACGGCAATTCGGTCGACGTGAGCGATACTGTTAGTGGTGCGTCATGTCAAATGACACGTCCATACGCGTACCACGCCAAAGGTATCCAACAATTAAAGAATTATGCCGGCCAATGCGTGGGTTCCGAGATGGAAAACATGGTTCAGCACAAGTTCAAGGTGGCGTTTGAATCCATCCCCGATGATTACATGGAAGCGTATCGGAACATTCAGCAAGCCGACACATTAATTTATAATGCCTTTTTGAAGGGTGACACCAATATCCCGCTTCCCCCGCCAATGGAGATTCAACGTACCCCAACCCCGCCTATTGTTGAAAATACCTTTTTGGGCGCAGACAAAGTTACCCAGTCAATTTTAGGGGCATACGACAGCGTATTGGGCGTTAACGATAAAGATGTGTCGGGTGTTGCGATCAGCAACGGCGCAATCCAGTCTGCAACGGCCAGCACACCCTATCTGGTGAGTTACATCCATGCGCTTAACCGTGTGGCCGTCATTCTCTTGGATTTGATCCCCAAGTACTATGTGACGCCGCGCTCCTTGCCCATCATGACCCCCGATGGAAAACGCAGCTACCAAATCATTAATGACGATGACGATCCCAGTAGCATAAAGATGGGTTATCAGCCTCAAGAGTTAGATGTTAAAGTCGAAGCCGGCGTCAACACCTCCATGCAAAAACAGGTCGCGTTAGACCAAATTATTCGCATGATGCAAGCCAGCCCGTTATTCGCCGAATTCATCAATACCGAGGGTCTGGAAACCTTGATGGATAACCTCGATATCAGAGGAATCGATGAACTGAAAGTACGTGCCGGCAAATTCATGGAAGCCATGAAGAAACAGCAAGCCGAGCAAGCCCAACAACCAGACCCACAGCAAGAGATGTTGAAAATGGCCATGGAGGTCGAGCAAGCCAAGGTCGAGCAGCAACGCGAACGCGCCGAGGGTGAATTGGCTGTCAGTTCCGCCAAAGTCGCCATCGAGCAACAGAAAGTTGATATAATGGCAGCTCAAGCAATTGAGGATATAGAGAGTAACAAAGCCAAAATTGCCTTGGAACAAGAAAAGGTGGCTTCAAGTACGGCAAAAGATGCAGTTGATGCAATATTGGGGCTGGTCAAACATAGGCAAGAAAGTTCAAAAGAAGAGTAGTTATGACAGTTTGTTCAATAGATGGTTGCAGTGGGTTATTGAAGGGGAAAGGATATTGTTTAAAGCATTACACAAGAATGCGACGGTACGGAAGCCCAGACATTGTACTAAAAAAGGGTGGAAGCACTCACGATAGGAAATATAAGACCGCGTTAGAAAAATTTCATGCGAATTACGAAATTGTCACCGAAAGCGGGTGTTGGATATGGAAAGGCAGTAGTTATAGGGCCGGATATGGGCAATTTAGGTATTCGAATATCATTATTGGCGCACATAGATTCTCATTCATGACGTTTAAGGGTGAAATTCCAGAAAACCATTTTGTATGCCATAAATGTGATACCCCGTCATGCGTTAACCCAGACCATTTGTTTTGTGGAACAGTTCACGAAAATTTCAAAGACATGCGTATAAAGAAAAGAAATGCGATAGGCGCTAAAAATGGACGCAGCAAATTGACCGAATACGACATTGTTAATATAAGAAAGTTAAAGGTTAGGCGCGGAGACACGGCCAGGATATGCCGAATATATGGAATATGTTATAGGACGTATTACAGAATTCGATATGGTCAATTATGGAAGGACGTCGTTGATGCGTAAGAAGAAAGAGCAGAGTAATCCATTTGCCCAACCATGGTTTGACTGGACAACGATGGATTCTGTGGAGATAAGAAAGGCCATTCGATTGGTTTGCATGATATTGCGGTCAAACAATGTCACTGAAGCCAGAATTACCCGATTCTTACATGACATGGGTTTCGATAAAAGAGATTTCCCAAATGCCCAGAAAGAACCCGGATCCTAACTGGCCATTTATAGATCGGAATTTGCAGAACCAAATGCTGGGTAGCCGAAAGGTTATTCGGTTAATGAAATTATGGGATACTAACGTCAGGCAAAGGATTCATGGAGAGGGTATGCCCGATGGAAGATTACGACAAGAGTATCAAGTTACAGTTAGAGATGGTTAAAAATATAGAGAAATCATTTCGAGACGTCCGAAGTTTTATATCATCCTCCTTAAAATACAGAATGGAGGCCAGCCAACGAAAAAAGTATTCAGACGAAATATTTTTACCCATTAATGCTTACACCTACTTTTTGAAAGAAATTGGATTTTCAGGAGACGAATTATCCAAGCAATCTGTGGCTTGTACGTTGAGCGCAGTTAGCGCATGGAACTTTACCCGACAGGTTTACAATATAAGTACGGAACTCTTTTTTGAGTTGGTAAAAACACCCTACAAAGAGGTTGTTCCGTTCGAGGTATTTAATAAATTTCCCAATTACGGTATTTATATTCGTTTGCTCAGTCCGGTTCAGCTTCAAGGGTCTTATGACTCGGTATTAATGGGTTTCTGGTGTTCAATGGGGTATGCATTAAGGGGTGGCGATTTTAAAAACATTCTGGTGGTTCGTCATATATTTCACGCTTCTGGAAAGACCGAGGCCGACCCGGTGAATATTGCCTTGGTTAAGGGAAAGACGATTGCAGAGTCATTTAAAGAGACATTTAAATATCACTGTGGTCACGTGGGTGAAGACGAAGAGAAGGCGGTTGTTGATTTGAATTGTCGCTTATTGAATGTGATTCTTTATATTTGTTCAAGTAATTGCGAGATAATGGATGCCAGCCCCAACGTTACCCGTCACCCCTTCAAATTGATGTATGGGAAAAAGAAAAAAGGGGTGTTTCAATTACTGCCCCCTTTAAGACCAAAGGTTCTCGAACTCGGTAAAAGTGTGTCGGCTAGTCTACAAGAATTCGGGCGCCTTTCAAAATCTTCTACCAGCCCCATTCGCCCTCACGTACGTCGTGCCCATTGGCATGGATTCTGGACGGGGCCGAGAAGTGGTGAGAGAGATTATATCTTGAAATGGATCCCCCCAATATTAGTTGGAACGAATAATGGATACATTGATAGAGCGGTTATTTAACAAACAAGGAACATGGAATGAATGTATCGGAATTAAAGAAGTCGCCCAATCACGGTGTTATCAATGCGTTAAAAATTCTTTTGAAAGATGCCGAAGAGGGCAAATTAAGAAGTTTTGTGTCGGTCAATCAGTATCTTGCCGGAGAATTGGGGCAAATGTATGCGTTTGACAATAAATGCAACGATTATGCGCTTATAGGCTGTATGCAGGCATTGATAATCCGGTTGTCAGACATAGCTATTCAAAGAAGCGAAGAAGTGTTCAACGAAGAAGAAGAATAAGTCAGCCAATGAGCCTTGCACGTTTCTGCGGATATGCTAGGCTCAAATTGAGCATGGATGGAATTTAGCACAGGACGTGCATTCTTAAACCCCTCCCACCTCACTGTACCGGACAGCTAAACCGGGGTCGACCACTCATTTGACAAGGAATGTCAAACGCATACTGCAAGCGATACGCAGGACACACCGTCGCGGGGAAATAGCGGATTTTATGGATGAAGTAACACAGGACGTGTTGGCTCCCGTTGAAGAGAAGATGCTTCCACAGAGCCAAGTAAATGACATAGTTAAGAGGGAAAAAGCGCAGGTTGCCGAACGAGTCCGGCGCGAAATGGAAGCGGAAATGGCGCAAAAGATGCAGTCCAGTAATATGGGCGGCATATCTCAAGGGCCAGACATAGATGCGATCAAGCAAGAGGTGTTAAATCACATCATGCAGAAAGCGCAGGAAATGGATGCCCAAGAGGAAAAGAAAGCGCAAGAAGCCCAGGCCGCAAAGGAACGCGAGGATTTACAGAAAGCCGCCGATGATTTCTATCTGAAAATGGGTGCCGGCAAAGATAAGTACTCAGATTTTGAAGAAGTTATGACGGATTTTGAACCGCACGCCTTTCCAAGAGTCGCATTTTTGGCGGCAGAGACCGGATCGGACGGACAGCCCCTAGATACAGCGGGCATCATGTACGAACTGGCCAAGAACCCGGCAAAACTGACTCACCTTAATGACCTTGCGATGCATTCGCCGAAGATGGCAAAGAGAGAGATAGAAAAATTGTCTCAATCCATAACCAAAAATCAGCAAGCATTGCAAAGCAATGTCAGTCCCCGTGAACCACTTCCACGCCTGAAATCAAGTTCTAGTGTCGGTGCAGACACGGGCGAGATGACGTTGAGAGACTTGAAACAGCAGGATTGGTTAAGAGGCTAAACGTTACTCCACCTGTCTCACCTTGGTAAACGGATTTTACAAGGATGAAACACAATGAGTGTGCCAGCAAATATTCTTCAACAGGTTCAGACATACCAATTGTCGGGCCTTGCATTTATGCAAAATTTAAATTGTTTTATTGGGACAGCTAACACAAAATTTAAGAATTTTAACCAACTTGAAGCCAATTTGGGTTCCACTGTAACCTTTGATTTGCCTCCAAGAATGACCACAACCAATTCCTTGGTTGCTTCATTCCAGCCAGCCGATCAGCGCGTACAGAGTTTGGTTGTTGATCAGCAACAATCCGTCTCTTATGAGTTCACCGCCCAACAATTTATCTTCAATGTCAAAGATTACATGGAGAGATTTGGTAAGGCAGCTATCATAGAATTGGGTGCTCAAATCGAATCCAATGTGGCGGAAAATTGCGTTACCAACACCTATCGTTTTTACGGTGACGGTGTGACCCCTATTAACTCCTATGGTCAGTTGGCCAGTGCGTTGGCATTCTTCAGAAACTATGGCGCTATTGGAAGTAATGTAAAAGGTTATTTGAGTGATATTGCCGTGGCTGCGATTGTTAACAGCGGTCTGAATCAATTTGCGATGGACAGAAATAACAAAATCGCAAATTCCTGGGAAGTGGGGATGTTCTCCAAATGTGACTGGTATCAATCTAACTTGCTACCCATTCACACCGCAGGGAACGTGGGTATCAACGGAACGACATTAACTGTTGTCAGTACCACCCTTGATTCTCTAGGGGCTGTCACCAGCATCACATTCAGCGGTGCCACTGCATCCGATGCCAGTGCTGTCTTGCAGTACGATAAATTTGAGTTCCAAGATGGGGTATCTGGTCAACCTAACTTACGTTACTTAACCTTTGTGGGTCATAAGGTCTCTCAAAATCCTGTTCAGTTCGCGGCAACCGCAAATGCTGGGGCAACAGGTGGCGGACAAGTAACTGTTACCATTACGCCAGCATTACAGGTCAATGCGGTGAACACCCAAAACATCAATCATCCCATTGTGGCCGGTATGCAGGTTAAAGCATTACCAAGTCATCGTGCCGGGTTGATTTGCTCTGGGAACCCATTGTTCTTGGCAATGCCTTCGCTTCCCGACCAAACACCGTTCCCTACGGGTAACGCATACGACCCTGATACGGGTGTGGCCTTGCGTCAGTACTACGGTGCCCAATTTGGTTTGAACGCAATGGGGATGGTTCATGACTGCATCTGGGGGTCTACGTTGGTACCAGAAAATAGCATGGCATTAATCTTCCCGTTATAAAAGGGTTTTGATGGGATCATCAAAATTGCATTGACAGATAACTCCTTGAAAGATAATATGTTTCAATTTTATCAGAGAGGAGTTAGAAGTGGCAAGAAGTATATATTGCAGTAAATGCAAAGTTGAAAAAGAAGACCATCGGAAGTCGCAAAGTTATTGTCAAAAGTGTCGTACGGAGAGTCGAGTTGAGAAGCTTAAGAATGTGGTCAAAAAGGAACGAAAGCCACTTATCATGGATTACAAAGCCCGTCGTCCACGAGGTTCTGGCCCAAATCCTGTTTGCCCTGACTGTGGTGAACTTAAGCAAAATGTTAAACAAACCTACTGTAATCCATGCAGAAGTCGTCGTTCAAAAGAATGGCAACTTGCAACAGGAAGGATTGAAAAAACAAACACGAATCGATGCCCGTGCGGTGCTGAAAGGAAGCCAACTGAAAAATATTTTTGCACTGATTGCAAGGCGAAATCCGCTCAAAAACATCGTGAAAGGCTTGGTAATGAAAAGCAAGCTGCCTATCAGCGGGAATATTATGAACGGAATCGTGAGCGACTATTGGAAAGGCGAAGAACCGACCCGAACCTCAAGCTTAAGCATTCGGTCAGGACGTTTACCAATAGTGCAATCAAGGCTGGAATTCTCACTCGGCAACCATGCGAAATATGTGGCGCCATCGAGAAGATTGAAGCCCATCATGACGACTATACTAAGCCATTGGACGTTCGGTGGTTGTGTAAACTTCATCATGACGAGCATCATGGAAATCGAGTCGTTATTTAATTCTCCAAAGGAACTTAGGGGGTTCTCCATGACCCCCGCTTTTTTAACTAGATAAGGAAATTTAAATGAGTACACCAAATTATCCCGTCGTCAACGATGGTTTACTATATGTAAACGGCTGTAATTTAACTTGGATCAGCACCACATCAATTAGTGTGAGTGCCGGTCAAGTTCGTGATTCCACCAATGTGAATGATATTGTTATATCAAGTGCCTGCACTGTCAGCATCAGCTCGAGCGGTGTTGTGAATGCTTTGGATACCGGAACAATCGCCGCTTCCACCATGTATTCTGTTTACGCCATTGGCGATTCCACTGGGTTTCGCACAAACGGTTGCTTACTGTCATTAAGTGCCACCCAACCTACCCTTCCTTTTGGGTATGACATGTATCGTCGTATTGGTGCTATCTCTATCAACGGCAGTTCGCAGGTTCGTCGCTTTATGCAAGTCGGCTCAGGAAATGCTCGGGAAATGTTGTACGATCCAGGGACAGGCCCAAGCACGGCGGGTGTTGTCATTCCTTCCAGCGGTACCGGCGGTTCAACCTCTTACGTGAATCTTGGGTTGTTAATAAGTCTGGTTCCTCAATTAGCCATTGATTGCATAATTAATGTTGCGTTCACCCCCAACTCCGCCAACAACGTGCTTTACTTGGCAGCACCAACCATTGATAACGGAACCACTGCTTGCGTCGGCTCTATGGCCGCAATGTCAGCAGCCGCAACCGGAAGTGCGCAAGTGGGTGTTGTGCGTGTTCCCTGTTCGCTGCCTAACGCCACCCAGATTGCCGCACTGACTATCTTAAGCAAGGTCACCATTCTTTATGCCACAACGTCTGCAAGTGACGCAGTGGTGTTCTTGTTAAACGGATATGTCGACCAATTGTAAGGGGTTGAAGAATGCCGTACACGGTCACAAAGCTGATCAGCAACGCGTTTTATACATCTGGTATTGTGGCGCGTGAGTTTCAAACCGTGTCCGGCACTCAAGTTCAAGAGGGTTTGGATTATCTAAATGAGATATTGGGTGATACGAGGGTTGCCGATGACATGCTCCCATATTTTACCCGATATACATTTAACACCGTAGTTGGCCAGGAAAAATATACCATTCCTGGTTTAATCGAGGTCGATAGTTTGACGTTTACCCTCGACACCGTCCGTTATCAAATGAATGAAACGCAGCGTATCGAATATTTTGGTACGCCCCGTGCGAACAATATCAATTCCTTGCCCTTGATGTACCATGTTGAACGCCAGTTGGATGGGGCCGACGTATATCTATACTTCCTACCGAACCAGGTATACCCAATGGAGTTATGGGGTTTATTTGGTTTAACGGCTGTTACGTCACTGGCCACGGACTTGTTATTAACATATGACCAGTTTTACATCAATTATCTGAAATATGTGCTGGCTCAACGTATCTGCATCAATTATGACTATGACATCTCGCAGAAACTAAGAGACCAGGTTAAATATTACGAGGGCATCATATCCAAGCAATCCCAGCAAATGGATTTGAAGATGCAGAAAATATCGACCCTTGTTTCTGGTCAAGCTTTATCATACGGCCAAATTAATTTGGGCAAGAGCTGGACAATCCCTTAAAGGTAGGTATTGGACAGCTTAAATGTTACAATGATTTTTTATATCGGAGTAACATTATGAAGTTGGAAAAAACATGCAAGATTCACGGAGTGTTGGAAGAAAAGGATATTCGTCAATACTTCGACTCTAAATACAAAATTGGGTATTCGTTGAGATGCAGAATTTGCAACAATGAACGCGCTTTCAGGGATGGGTTAAAATGTAAAACACATGGAAAGTTAAATAGGGAAGACATAAAAACGAATGGAAGATGTAAAAAATGCCATCGACAATCGGTCAAAAAAAGCATAGATAAAGACAGAGACGGTTTTAATGCGATTTTAAGAGAAAAAATAAAGCAAGATAAGGCAAATAACCCTGAAAAATGGAAGGAAAAGTATAAAAAAATGTATGCCGGAAAAGTTGCTAAATACGGTAAACATGAATTGAATTCGAAAGAAATATTACGTATGCACAAATTGACGGGCGAACAATATGATCAAATGATACAGGATCAAGACAATAGATGCGGAATATGCTTGAAGGAAGAAACAAGACCCAGCAGGACAAAAGGAAAGGTAACAAGATTGTCAGTAGATCATTGTCATACAACTAACAAGGTGAGGGGATTGTTGTGTTACAAATGCAATTTAATGATTGGGTATGCGCTTGATTCACCGGATATACTTTATAGTGCAATTATGTACCTCGAATCTCATGAGCACAAAGAATGAGCAAAAAGACAGGTTCTCAACAGATCCCCGTAAATGTGGTTGGCAGCTCTGTTTTCGGTCGATACAAAAAAATGTCCAACGCGCGTACATACAACATGTACATGAGCACATCAGGCGAGGGTCAATCAGCGAATGAGTGGCTTATTTCATTTCCGGGGTATAAATCTGTCGCGGAATTACTGTCTTCAGGCGAGGGTCGTGGGATTTTTCGCAGTATTCGCGGAAATTTTATGTTGGCGGTTATTAATGCCAACGTGTACCGCATTAATACAAATCTTGGGTATATCTTAATTGGCACCCTATCCAGCAGCACGGGCGAGGTGTTTATGGATGAGAACCTTAATAACCAGATTTGCATTGTGGATGGTACCCGGGCTTATATTTACAACCATTCTCTTGCTCCCAATTTAACTATCCAAAGTTTGTCCGGCACACTTGTTCCCAATTATGTTTCTTACCACAACACCTTCTTTTTGATTGGGAATGGTGATACCTCTGGGAATGGGGCGGCATGGTACGCCTACAGTTATGCCACGAACACGACCATATCGCAAACCACCCAATTGGCACTCCAAACGAAGCCTGATTATGCGATTGCCGTGAAGCGTATTCCCAGCCAGTCAGCGAACGTGTTGGTATTTGGTACAGCGGTGTGCGAAGTCCACCAGCAAGTGGGTGGCATTCTGAATTATCAACGGGTCAACTCTGTTTCGGTCGATTATGGGTGCTTAAGTGTGTCCACCATTGATGCGGCAGACCAATTTATCGCGTGGCTGGGTGTCAATGAGTTTAATTCCCCTGTTATCATGGTCTACAGTGGCCAGGGCGCAACAAACATCTCCACAGACGGCATTGCCTATGAGCTGAGCAAAATTCAATATCCTCAGCAGTCCACGGCAGCCTTTATTCGGGTGGATGGTCATTTGATGTATCAGTTGACCTTCTTTAATGCCGCTGACAATGTTACCTACTTGTATGATTTTAATACTCAAAAGTTCTTTAATCTTTCTGACCAGTACCTTAATTATCATCCAGCTCGTCAGTATGCGTATTTTAACCAACAGAATTATTTTATATCCCTAAACAATGGACGGCTTTATAAGATTGATTCTGACATCACGGTTATCAATGAAAACATTGTGGGCACTGACCCCGATCTGATATACGACATGCAGCGCATACGAATCACGGACAATTATGCCCAAGATGATTCAGACAGATTTATCGCCAATCGTCTAACCCTGACCATAGAGCAGGGAACCGATCCGCAGTATATTAATTCAGCCATCGGATATATTGTGACGGAGCAAACAAACAACCCCTCAGGGGCGTTTGTGGTGGCCGAGGACGGGGAAACATATATTGTGGTTGAAGGGACTACCACTTCGATTCCGTATCGCCCACGCGTTGATTTGAGCATCTCCACCGACGGGGCCATTACTTGGAGTAATACCGTTGCGTATCCGATGAATCCATTGGGTTATCGTAAGAACGTAATGAACTGGAACCGGCTTGGCGCGGCAAATACGATGACCTTCAAATTTAGATTTTGGGCAAATCATTACTTCGTTGTGAACAATGCCGTTTTGGAAATCCGATGAACATACCTGTATATACCCAAGGCAATGACGTCACCCAGGAAAATTACCAACGGGAACTCAATCAGATTCTGAGAGATGGTTCCGGCCTCAATGGGAATGTTATTTCATCAGTGACCAACGCTCAATTAACGACTAATATTGTATTGGCCCCTGACGGTTCTTTGACCAGCCTTGGATCGTTGATGCCAGACGGCACAATTTTTTATGTGTCAGACGCCGTGCCAGACCCCGTATTTGTTGGTAAAATAAATGGTGCGCTTCGTCAATTCACGACAACTGCATATCCATAGAGGGAATTATGGGATTTTTTAAAAAGATTGGAAATACATTGGGTGCCGGCATGTTCCGTAGTTCGGGTTCGAATCCGGCCAATGCTGCGATGCCATATATGAATCAGATACCCCAGTTTGGGCGCGAAGGTTATCAGCCATTCATTGACCAGGGTCAGCAAGCACAGCAACAATTAAATCCCCTTTACGATCGGATGTCTCAAGACCCGTCACAATACATTAATGCCTTGATGCAAAACTACAGCCCATCAGAAGGTTACCGATTCAAAGAGCAGCAAATGTTACGTGGTGCCCAGAATTCGGCAGCCCAGGGCGGTTTTGCCGGCACACAAAATGACCAAATGGCCCAGGCAGACATGATCCGTGGACTCTTGGGTGGCGACATGCAGCAATATTTACAAAATGTCATGGGCGCTCAAGGCCAAGGAATGCAAGGATTGGAAAACCAAGTCGGCAGAGGATACGAATCCGCCGGTAACCTGGCGGGTTATTTAGGTAATGCGTTGGGTGCCCAAGGTGGCTTAGCGTTTCAAGGTCAACAACAGCGCAATCAAAATCGTGCCGACAAACGAAATGCCATCTTTAATTTGTTGGGAAGTCTGGCCGGTGCTGGTACTGGCATATATCAGACCAATAAGATGTATGGAGGCCGATAATGCCGATTCCATTAAACTTACCCAACTTTCTCCAAGCTCCTATCCAGAAAACGGATTATTCTGGGCTGACTAACTTGCCCATGAAATTAATGGAAGCCTACCAGGCACCCATGAAAATGCAGCAAGCAGAGGAAGAGAGGAAGTTAAAGAACGAATTAATGCAAGCCAAGGCCAAATATTATTCTGGGGGCGGATTTCCTGCGCGATTGAACAATCCCCTGTTACAGGGGTTCGAGGCCGAAGATCAGGCCGCCAAAAAATACGGTGAAGGTTCCGAGCGTCATGAAGCCCTTAAAAGAGCCAATCAGGAAAGTCAGGGCGCACAGAATGCCGGGGAATATGAACAGCCTCTTAAGGATGCAGGGTTGGGATATGGTGGCCGAAATTTAAATACTGCTCCCGCCGGCGTGAAAAATAAGTCATATGATCGGATGAACAAGGAACTTGCCAAAGCCGAAGCCATGGCGGAAGCAACAAATACATTAAGTGAAATAAGTACCTTATTAGATCAGAATCCAGAACTTTACAAAGCCTTAGGGCCAGCATTAGAAGAGTCATTGGATGCTGGCGGTAATCCCGGCGTCGTAAAGAGAATGGCCGGCGCAATCTCAAGAAATATTGGCCTTACCAATCCAAAAGACCGGATTGCTGCGGAATCCATTTCCAAACTCTCGAATGACTTGGTTTCCAAAATCATTCTGGCTGGGAATGCGGGTGGCGGGAAAATATTCACCGACATGATGAAACAGATTCTAAAAAGCACGAAACCGGATTGGACGAAATCCCCTGAAACCAACAAATTCATCATTAATAAGTTAAATGACGAACTTGCTTGGGGTAAAGTGTACGCCGATGAATTGCGTACCGGGCTCACCAAAGGTTTTGACGTGCTGCCCAATGCAGATTTAAACAAAAAACGATATAACATCCTTCAATCCCAAGGTGGCGGAAATCCTCAACAGGCCCAAATGCAAGCACAAAACCCGGCTCAACAAGAAGTGGAACCCGGTGTTGTGATGGGTAGAATGCGCGATCCACAAACAGGCAATTATAAAATATTCAGAATCCGGAAAGAGAATATGGATGCCTTCCGTCAAAAGGGAGGGGACATAATTGAATGACGTCGAATTCTGGGAACCTGACGGCGGTGGCAGTCATGCGATTGACATGTGGGAGCCAGATGGGCCGGCACAAAATAACGGTGCCCCAAGAATGGATATGTTCAAGGCGCAGTTCCCCACCCGTCAGGAATTGATGCCGGCGGTTCATGGTGCCCACAAAGGATTAATGGATGTGGCTCACGGGATTACGGGGCCAGCCATGGAAAGTGGATTTTTTGGCCCCGGGATTGCAGAACAATCAAAAGAATATGGCCGAAAAAGAAATGAGTCCTTTAACCAAGCGCTTGAGCAGAACCCAGGCATGGCAAAGTTTGGTCAGTTTGCGGGTCAAGTAACAGGTGCGTCCCCAGCGGCATTGGTTCCCGGGGGTGGGGCAGGATTTTTAGGGTATTTGCGTAATATTTTACAGAACGCGGGTATCGGTGGGGCATTGGCGGCCACGGAATATCAAGAGAACCCCGAAAACCGACTCGAAAAGGGAATTAGGGGTGCCGGCACAGCAGCAGCGGTTAGTGCCGTATTGCCCGTCGTTGGAAAAGCCATTCAAGGGGTTGGGTCTGCATACAAAGGCATTCGCAAACAAATGGGTAGTAAAGAGCATGTTGCCGAGGACGTATTCCAAGGATTATTGCCATCAGAACGGGCCGGCATGTCACAAAATCAGGCAGCCGCAAAGAAAGTAGGTGTTCAAATCACTCCCGCTGAAGCATCAGGAAATCCCATTTTGGCAGCACGTGAGGCCCAATATGGTGTGACACCTGAAACCCAAATGAAAAAGTATGAATTTAAGAAAGGTCAAAAGGGCAAACAAGAGGGCGTCATATCAAAGTTCTTGCAATCCATTAGCCCCAAAAATGAGGTAGCCAACGAAGAAGTTCGTGGAACCGCCAAGCGCATCATCGATAAAAAGATTGTCGAGCGCCAAGCCAAAGCGGCCCCCATTTATGCAAAAGCGGAATCAGAATTGGTGCCGCAACAGGACGTTGCCAGATTAATTGCGGATGACCCAAACATCAAGAAAGCATTTAAACAGGTGGGTTCCGATCCGTTATATCAAAAGGACTTAAAGGGATTTGATACGCACAGCATTAAATCCATAGATTTGGTCAAACGAAATCTGGATGACAAAATCGATTCTGCAATGCGTGCCGGCGAAAAGAACAAGGCCCGTATATTGATGGATTCCAAAAAATCCCTTGTAGAAATGATGGACGCCAAAAGCCCCACATATCAAAAGGCCCGGAAGATATATGCAGACGATTCCCCTGCAATTAAGGCATTGCAAGACAGCAAGATTGGAAGGTTAGCAAACAAAAGTGATGAGCAGTTAAAGAACATCACCAAAGACATTTTCGACATCAGTCAGACCGATCCAAAGGTATTTAACGCATATCGGGATGCATTGCAGAAAGAAAACCCACTGGCATGGAACGCAGCCGTTCGTGACGAGATGATGCGCCGTATGAAAGGTTCCCGCAATTTAGGCAAGACCAGCAATTATGGCAGTGAGTTTTTTGACAAGATTCTGGCCAGTGACCGAGATTTTAATCAATTTTTGGAAGCCCTGGGCAAAAGTAATCAAAAGGCATATACCCCCAATCAAGAAATGCTTATCAATATGAGAAAGGCATTCCAGAATTTGGTCAACAGCCGCACCGTCAAGACAGCCGGCGGTCAATCCGAAGTGAACATGCTTGAGTCTCGCAATACGGGTAGTTTTTTAAGAAAAGCGGCAGCAAAAATGTTTGGCGGCAAATATGACAAGGCAGCCATTGACATTATTACCGACCCAAATTGGGAAAGATATGTGCCGGCATCCGTCCAAAAAACTGTTAATATGAAGTCACCCAGCACGGAAGACATGGTCAAAATATTAAGCGCCGTGGCCGCAAAACGGTCGGCAGAGGAATAGGAAATGGCATTAAATCCCTTATACGTCAACGATGAATTTCAAGGTAGTGTATGGCCTTTTGAAAAAGTTCGGGACATTCTTGGAAAAAAGCTATTCCCACATTACAGCGGTTGCATAATAAAGAACGCACTTTCCCGGTTTTGTGACAATGGTCTACATGAAGCATGCTGTTCTTTTTATTCTTTATTTGGGCCTGTGGCTTTTGACAAAGAGAACATAAATTTCCCTGAGCTTTTGCCATCTGTTCGTATTCATCTAAAGTTATTCCATAAAGAATTTTGTATCGGGTGTTTCTTCCAGACCTATACACTTTTTCCTTATTTCTCTCTCTGTAACTTACCTCCCGTTTCCGTAAACATTTCGTACAAAGAGGGTATCTGATATTTATCATGCGATTTTGGAATTCTGATATGGGCTTATCGACACGACATTTTCTGCAAAAAAGGTTTGTTGTACTTTCATCTCTTATTAGATATTTATTTTCATTATCTTTCTTTTTTGTTCTTTCTGGATCGACCAACCGCCATTCCTTCATGCACTCATTTTTACACAACTTACATGATGGATACCATTTTGTCGGGGTCTTCTTTATACAAATATTTTCTTTAGACAAAACGCCGTGCTTCTTGCATACTTTTGTTAAGGATTCCAACATACTCTATTTACCTACAATAAATAAAAGTAATTTTATCATAGGATGATGCATTATGGCACTAAACCCACTATTTGTGGTATCCATCAATCTTGAAGAAGTCTTCGTCAATCATGATGACGGCACCCTTTTAGCTGGCGGAACAATTGAATTTTTTAAAGATGACGACCGACTGGTGTCAAAATCTGTCTATGAACTAAGCGGTGCGCCCCCCAATTACACATACGACGCGTTACCCAACCCGGTTACATTAAGTTCCGTGGGTACACCGGCAGACAATTCCGGCAACCCCGTCAATTTGTATTACTACCCGTATGATGATGAAGGCAATATAGAGTTATATTATATTGTCGTTCGTGACTCTGCCGGCACCATTCAATTCACGCGCCAGGCATGGCCAAACACAACCTCATCCTCATCGCCCAGTCCATCGGACACGAACCCGAACATTACCAATGAGCTGAGTAATCCCCAATTTGTTGACATCAATTTTGCCTTAAACAACCCTCTCACCATTAGTGTGACGGGTGCAACGACTACCACGGTGGCCATTGCGCCCCGTTGGGACTTAGTCATTGTTCACAGTGGATCGGGAACCGTCACGGTTCAGCGAAACGCGATTGTTGGAACGGCTGCTTATCCGTACAATCCACCGTACACATTGACGATTACCCCTGGGGTTAACATCACCGCACTGACCTTGCGTCAACGATTGGACAATAACCCTGATGTCTTCGCGCCTGCGCCTGGGGGAGATGATGGGTATTTGTCGGCTTCTATTCTGTTGGCCCCCAGTAGTGGTGTTACGGTCAAATATCAACCCAACGGCCAGGCCGCTCAAACCATTTTAACGGCCAGTAATGCCACGGGTTCTTATGCTCAATATGAGGAAACAGTACAATTAACGTCCACCAATAACACCAATGACGGTGATGACGGTTATGTGGATATTTTAATTGAGTTGTCGATTGCGGCGGCCACGACCTTAAGCAACATTCAGATTCTGGGCTTAGATTCGGATTCCACGACGGTCAGTTATGACCAGAACACAGCCAATCGACAAAGAGATCAGTTATTCAATTATTACAATCCTCTATTGCAATACAAGCCTATTCCGTCGTATTTGGTGGGCTGGGATTTTCCTTTAAACCCCGCTCAACCCCTTGGCCCAACCATCGCAGCAAGTAGTGCCGGTGCCAACACATCCTCTTATTTTTGGGATCAAACCATTGTCTTTCAAAGTGCCAACAGTGGCGCAGCGGTTAGCCGTTCCGCGGCAGGAAACGGGGCTTTGCGAGTGACAGCCACCAACGCAACGCAATTTGCCCTGGTTCAATACCTGCCTCAAAATGTGGCAAGACGCATGTTGCAAGAGGACTTGTCTGCCAATGTTGCAGCCATTACCGCCAAGGTGGGCGGATTGGTCGGTACAATCTCCATTTGGTACACCACGGATGTCTCCTTACCCAGTACGGTGGTATCAAACGACTCTCTTATTCTAACGCTTGATGCCAACGGAAAACCCGCTACATTTAATGGTAATTGGACAGAGGTAACCCGAAATGGTCTTGGAGATGCACAGTTTACCGTTACCAATGATAACGGTTATCTTTTTAATGATTATGGCTTTACCGGATGGTCATTGAATGGAAGTTCAGCAATTGATACCGCCACATTTGTTGCTGTGGTTGTGGGTTTTGCCAGTTTAACGGCAGCCGGAACGATTGATATTGGTTCTATATCGGTTGTGCCGGGTTCTATTCCCACGCGCCCTGCGCCACAAAGCGCCTCGGATGTGATCGCCGACTGTTGTTATTTTTACCAAAAAAGCTTTGCGCAAGCCACGGTTCCCGCCGATGGTGTGGGTCTTGATACGGGAGAATATCGTTGGCCAGCCATGATTACGGGGGGTGCCGCCAATGGAGAGCAGGCCACCAGTATTCCCTTTGGTTACGGGATGATCTCAGTGCCTACCGTTACGCTATACAATCCAGCACCGGCGGGAACTGCGGGTCAGGGGTATAACGTACTGCGCAGTGAGAATTTAACCAACACACTGGTCAATGTTATTTCTGCCAAATCAATGCAGATTTCGGCAAACGGATCGGCCTCTACCTCACAAAGCGACCCACTGGCCATTCACTGGGAATCGGACGCACGCTTAGGTGCCTAAATGGTTTATACTATTGAAAAATCAAGGATGATTTAAATGGCGACACAGTATTATCAAGACGCGCAAACAGCCGGTGTTAACGGATGGGGTCGCCGTTTAACGGACACCTCTTACACCTCAACATTGGGTGCCGGCACAGAAGCAACATTAACAGTTCCTGGCATTGCCTCTATGGGCACCTCTGCGGCTGTTGAGAACAACAAGTTTATTGCGGTCATTACGGTCGAGCAGGCAAAGAAAGTTTATTTTGCCCTGAACGGCACCGCTGCGGTTCCCGTCGGAAATACCCTGGCTGCCAGCACATCCGCCTTACTGCCCGTTCAATCGGCCTGGTTCGTCAAAAGAGGGGATGTTTTACACATCATCAGTGCCGCCGCCGCCGACATATCAGTGGAGTTTTACGCCATCCAAACCGGATAAGGATATCCAAAAATGGCTTTAATTGAATTTAGTCAGTTTACCAATGGCAGCGGCCTTCAGATTGGAGACATTGTTGTTGGTTTACGCGGGGGTGTAAATACCAAATTTACATTCTCTGCCGTCCTATCCGTCACGGGAACCGCCAACCAAATCACCGTATCAGGTACTACCGCCCCCGTTATCTCCATTGCGGACAATGCTGTTTTGCCTGGGAGTGCGGGGGTAACCTTACCCGATGGTAATACGGCAGCGCGTGCAGGGGGAGCCGGCACAATTCGATTTAATTCCCAAACCACGGAACTGGAAGCCACGTTGGATGGGGCGACCTGGGTTACCTTGGCGACCACCGGCGGTACCGTATTAAGTGTGTCGGGTACTGCCAACCGTATCACTTCGACGGGTGGAGTAAATCCCGTTATTGATATTGCGGCCACCTATGTGGGGCAGACGTCCTTAACTACACTGGGCACGATCACCACTGGCACATGGAATGGCACCCTAGTTGCTGGCCAGTATGGTGGCACGGGTGTGGCAAATACCGGAAAAACCATCACCATCGGCGGCAATTTTGCCATGATCGGGGCATTTACCTTTGATGGAACATTAACCGGCAATACGGCGGTCACTTTCCCCACTTCAGGAACTTTGGCAACGACCGCAGGGGCCAGCATCCCCGCCTTGGTTCAAGGGGACACGTTATACGCATCGGCCGCAAACGTTTTGTCTGCCTTAGCAAAGGATGCGAATGCCACCAGATACTTAAGCAATACGGGCGCATCCAATAATCCCGCTTGGGCGCAAGTCGACCTGACCAATGGCGTGACGGGTATTCTGCCGGGCGCAAACGGGGGTACTGGGGTTAATAATGGCGCATCCCTCATTACCGTTGGTGCAAACTTTACGATGTCGGGTGCCTTTACCTTTGTGGGAACCTTGACTGGGGCAACCGCGGTCACCTTTCCAACGTCGGGAACTTTGGCGACCACAGCAGGGGCAGTCATTCCATCATTGGTGCAGGGTGACATGTTATACGCATCCGCCGCCGACGTTCTGTCCGCCCTAGCCAAAGATGCGAATGCCACGCGTTATTTATCAAACACAGGGGCGTCAAACAACCCCGCTTGGGCGCAAGTCGACTTAAGCAACGGGGTAACGGGTTTATTGACCGGAACCAATGGCGGTACAGGGGTTAATAATGGTGCCAGCACAATAACCATTGGCGGCAACGTCACCTTTTCGGGCGGTTTCACCTTTGCCGGCACCATCACTGGGAATACCGCGGTGACCTTTCCTACTTCAGGCACCTTGGCGACGACGGGGGGAGCAGCTATTCCCACCATTGCGCAGGGGGATTTGTTGTATGGGTCAGCCGCAAACGTATTGTCTGCCCTGGCAAAAAACGCGAGCGCCACGCGTTACCTCTCCAATACGGGAACCTCAAACGATCCGGCCTGGGCGCAAGTGGATTTAACCAACGGCGTGACGGGCAATTTGCCTGTTACTAATTTAAATTCAGGCACATCGGCTTCGGCCAGCACTTATTGGCGAGGGGACGGTACATGGGCTGCCGCGGGTGCTGCCAGTGGAAATTGGGTACTTCTTGCGTCCAATACTTCCTCGGCCAGCGCAATATCAGAATTTAACGGTTACTTTAGCTCCGCATACGATATGTATGTATTTGAATTGTGGAATGTCATACCCGCCACGAATGCCGTTGTATTCCAAGCGCAATTGGGAACGGGGCCAACCCCCACTTATGTCACGGCCAACTATGCGTGGGGTGTATTTGGTGGTGAGCAGGACAGTGGTTATCAGAACTCCATGAGTGCATCGGCCAGCCTAATTCAAATTACAGCCCCTTCAGGCAGGTCATCGGCCTTGGTAAGCAGTTCATATGGCATATCGGGAACTGTGTATCTTTTTGGAACTAATGGCAGCTCTAATGCGGCGCAAGGCTCTGGGCAGCTTGGGTTTTTCTCAAGCAGCAGTTATCAGATCGAAGAAATGATCAGTTTCTCGCACGCCGCTGATACATTCACGGCCATTAAATTCTTCTTTTCTAGCGGGAACATAGCAAGCGGCACAATTAGATTGTATGGCGTTAAAAATACTTAAGGGATTGTATGGCAAATACCAAAACTGTTAACGGTCAAGAGGTGCCTTTAACCGCACAGGAAGAGGCTGAGATTGTTGCCAAGGAAGCTTTGTGGGCGCAGCAACAGTCTGATAACAAAAAGGTGGAGTATATCAATAAAAGAATCACCGAATACCCCTCTATTCAAGACCAATTAAATGCTTTATGGGATGCCATGGACAAGGGCGAGATCCCGAAAGCAAACGCCTTTTACAATTCAATAAAAGCGGTAAACGACAAACACCCTAAACCAGTATTGTGATTTTTAACAAGGAAGGAAACAGAATATGATTGAGAATATTACAACGGAAGTAGCAGGATTGGTTGGGGTTCTGCCCAAGATTATTTATATCGAAACCAACAACACGATTGCCGAAGTCATTGCCACAGGATTTTTAAACAAGGCCGTCAAGCAAGGGTATTCGTTCTCTGAATACGACATGGCTTTGGTGTCCACCAAACTGACTCCGAGCGATTCAGCGACTCAATTGGCCTGGTTTCAGATCGACATTTCTGGATCCAATACCTCTTTAGTCTCACCGAGTGGCCCCGGATCGGTAACGCTTCCTACCATCACCAACCATATCGCGACATACACCAATACAGCAGGTGCCTTGGGTGAAGATGCGGCCACCGCAATCAATGGCGGCAATATCCAAGCAGGGTTAAGTGGTACGGCGGGTTACTTGGCTTCATTCCCTGCCACGGCTGCCAGGGGTTCATTGCGTTTAACCGCCGTAGCAAATACCGGTGATACATTGGTAACCATCTCCAACGCCGCACACGGTCAGGCATCCGTTTATTCAATCCCTGACGGCGGTGGCGCGACTGCCAACTTTATCATCTCCCGACTAACAGGAACCCAGCATATTACCGTTGGTGCATTCCAAGTTGATGCCGGCATTATCTCTTCGGGCATCTCAACGGGCGGTACAGCGGGCGGTTTATGGTTGTATCCTGCCACAACGACGACCGGGTCATTGAGAATTGTGCCGGTCGGTAACGTGGGTAACTTTGCGACCACCATCAGCGACATCGCAGGTCTAGGACAGGCACAAGTTATCACCATCCCTGATTCGGGAGCCGCAACCGCCAATTTCATTCTTTCTGGGTCTGGTGGTACACAACACATTACTACCGGCGCATTTCAAGTGGATGCTGGCGTCATTTCTTCGGGGATATCTACCGGTGGCACGGCGGGTGGTTTTATCGCCTATCCTGCCACGGCCTCGAACGGCTCTTTGCGACTGGTTCCTGTTGGTAATGCGGGGGATTTTGCGGTCAGTATCAGCGATATAGCCACTCAAGGCCAAGCAACCGTTATGACCATTCCTGACGTTGCCGCTGCAACCGGGGAGTTTGTTGTTAAGACTGCCGCATTTGTCAGTGGTAATTTGATCGAGGCATCAGGAACCGCCGGACTGACGGTTGATTCTGGGGTCGCCACAACTGCCCTGCAATTAAAGGCCCAAGTGGTTGCACAGCAAAGTGCGGATATCGGGGGATCAGGTGCTGGCCCAATTGATATTGCGGTTGTTGGAGCGACGACAGCCAGTGTTGCGGTGGCATCCGTCTTGTCTTCGAGTAATGCTGCCTCCATTCTAACAGTGGTGCCGGGCGTGGACAAAATCTCTGTCACGTTCACTGCCGATCCAGGCGCAGCAGCGGTGATCAATTATGTTGTTTACTACGCAGCCCAGTAGTAAAGTGTATATACATTGAAGTAAATTAGGAGCAAAGGAATGTTAGATAAAGCCCACTTTGAGAAAAGAATCGATGAGATCAAAAAGTCCATGGAACAAGGCGTCGCACAACAAAACGCTTTGTTAGGACATTTGGCCGAAGCGCAGTTTCATTTAAATGAGATGTTAGCGAAGGAGCCAAAAGAAGAGGAAGAAGGAATGGAACATGCCCCTTAAACCAGGCAAAAGTCGAAAAATCATTTCGGACAACGTGCGCCGTGAGTTAAAGGCGCACCCCGAGATGAAGCCAAAGCAAGCGGTGGCCATTTCGCTTTCGGTGGCTAAAAAGTCTAAGAAAAAAGGGAACAAATCAAAGTAGGGAGACAGCAATGTCAATGAGCAAAGGAAAGTCCATGCCAGCCAAACCGAAAGGAAGCGCCGGCCCAAAAATGAAATTAGAAAACGTATCATCCAAAGGCGGTGCCATGCCACGAATGAAGTTCGCCACCGAAAAGGGCGGCCCAAGTGGTCACATGTCCGGGAAGATGTGTTAATTAAGTGACTGATGTTCCACGTGGAACATTCGCCGAAATCATTGTTCCATTCCCGCTCAGCGGTAATCGGTACTGGCGGGTTTGGAACAAAAAGATTATCAAGTCATTGGATGCCAAGATATACATCAATACCGTATGCTTAGCGACGTTGAAATGGCGGAGAAAGTTTTGGGAAGGTCGATTATTCGAGCATGTGGAGTTTTATGCGCCGGATGATAAGGCCAGGGACTTAGATAATTACGTTAAAATATTAAATGACTCTTTGGAAGCCTCGCAAGTTTTCCAGAATGACTCACAAATTGATACAATGCTCCTTGATAGAAGAGAGATGCGCAATCCCGGTTGCGCAATTGTAAGACTCATGGAACTCAAGGATAAAGAATGGTATCTTCAAAACAATTACGCGAACTCGTCATCCAACCCGCCCTGCACTCCATCGGACTGTGGTCTCAGCAAGCCGAAAATCTGTTAGTTATGGTGGCAGCACACGAATCCAATGGCGGGGATTATGTCGCCCAGATAAATGGCCCGGCGGTGGGGATCTACCAAATGGAGCCGGCTGCGTATAACGCTTTATGGTCAAGGGTATTACGTGGAAATATCGACAAATACGTTATTTTGGGTAGCAAGATATTGTTCGCCTGTCACTTCCTGGCAAAGCCCGATGCGACAGAAATGATTTGGAACATGAAGTATGCAAGCATGATGGCCCGCGCGTTCTTTTTGCCCAACAGAGAACCCATTCCCACCGACATTGAAGAGCTTTCGCGGTATGCAAAAAAGTACTGGAATACTGAGGCAGGAAAAGCCACTCCCGAAAAATACCTGGGTGCGTATTACCGCATGGAAGGCATTAAATCCGGCTCACCAATTAACAGATAAAAATCGGTTTTATAGGTTTTGCCGGTTTTTATTTCTTCTCAGGAGTAAGATCGATCGAATCTTTTGGTAACCCCATTTGGTTTTCCATGATGCGTTCGGCGACTTGCTCCACGGGATTATCGGCCTTCTTTGTAACTAAATACGATCCGACGCCCACTAGAGTACATAACAAGATGATGATAGCAGCCGTCATTTCCGTTTCATCTCTTTATGAACTTTCTTGTCCGATTTAACGAGCTTCTTTAACATCTTCATTTCTTTTGCTTCGTCCTTGGCCATTTTCTTAAACGACTTAGCCTCTTTTGCGTCGCTGGATTTCTTTTTCATGTCTCGTCCTCAATGTTTGATGAACTGCTTACTGGCATCCTTGGTTGCCTCTATCATGGTGTCGGTGTGTTTTCTGATTTCTTCAACCAAAAGCCAGGCGTGTGTTCTTATTATATCTGGTAATAACGCATCTAGCTCAGATTTGAGGACGTCTTGTGCCGGCATCATAATATTTGGATCTCCCCTGAACAGCTTCTGCATGTCATTGATCCGGCTATCGAAATGTTTTTTGGCATATTCCTTGAACTTGCACATAATTTGCACGAATAACTCATGATTTTGTTCGGCAAACTGCGTATAAATACAATCGTTTCTCATTTCGGTAAAAAACTCTGTTAACATCTCGTCTTTGTTATCCATTTCCATGTCCTTTTGTTAAAAAAATAACTTGATTGCGCCAATTGCCACGGCAACGATTGTGCCGGCACACCAATACATTATCTGGTCTAACTTTCTATTGATCTCCTGTGTTTGTTTATACAAGTCTTCAATCATTTCGGTTACATCAATTTCTACGGCGTAATCTTTGGGTGGGTGCATGTCACGTCCTTGTGATTGGATTTAAGCTTCTTTTGGCAATTCTGCGGATTGTGCGGATTCTGCGTTATCAAAAACCTGGTTTATCTCAAGTGCCTGGGTTTTCGTTTTGCGCTTAATCGTTTTATCCAAAGACCGGCACACTTCCACCCACTGGTTCTCAGTGATCAGATCGGGTGACTCGACCTTGCAGTGCGCCAAGATTTTGTCCATCGGTTTATCGGCCTGTGCTGCCTTGTCAAAAAGAATTTGAATTTTCTCTTCACTAATGGTGGTTGGCGACACGGCGGAAGCCTCGATGGTGAATGCGCTGGACTCACTAAAGTCGGCCCTGGGCATGTCCATGGCCTCTTCGCGAATAATGATCCCACGCAACACGTCGGGGAAGGTGTCTCTTAATGCGAACCCCCTGGCCCTCATTTGAAGCATACGTTTTGGGTAAGTCTTCCACGGCCCCCCTTTTCCGCCAAGGCCAGCAACTTGCGCGTCCTTCATGGAGAAAGTGCGCACCACTTCCGGCTCGTCACGACGTTTTGCCTTACACGTGGCCACCATGTTTGCCTCATCCAGGGTTTCGTCGACATATTCAAAGTCATGCGCCTGGCGACATACCGCAAGCATCGCGTCCCCCCACAGGGAGGGTCTGCCTTGTATGACGGCAATGTTTTGCAAGGCCTGCATCGGCTTTAGCCCCAGTTCCTGCCCCATTTGCATGGCCACCAAAACATCCGCCGGTCTTTTTGCGTAATTGGCGGGACATAAACTGCTGTTGGCAATTAACTCACTGCACCGAACGGCTTCTTCGAATGTGTTGGTGGTTAAAAATCCCTGACTGCTAACTATTTCGTTTCTCATACATCTTTCTCCATGGCCCATGCGGGTAAACTAATCAATTGAAATTGGGTCTCATATCCTGGCCAATTGTTGGTTTGCATGCATTCGTTGTATATCAACGAAGCATCTTGATATTCACGTCGGCCTTGGTTCAAATACATCTCGTCTAGTGTATAACAAGCGGTCAGGTATGGGGCCCTTTTTTCGACGACAAAGTATGCGAACAGGCGTTCAATCCCATCGACTGACTTTAATCCATCGACTTGCATGGCAGCTTGGCGATGATACCCGTAGCTCATGATCGAGCGGGGGAAGTTTTTTATCGATTCGGTCGTCTTGATGTCGATCACAATCCGGTCATTGAAGAAATCGGGTCTTGAACGTAATCGGGTACCAAAAAGGGGACAATCCCAGTAAATCGACTGTTCGGCTTTGCCGGGGCCTATTTTCGCCCACACGGGATGTTTTTTGATGGCTTGGGATATGTCGATGATTTCCTGCATCTCGTCATGACGGATAACCTGGCGCGTTCCAGCAGCGGTTTTCGCATCAGCGTATGCCTTGCGTCCGGCAGTCGTGCGCAAATCGACGGCATCTTGCATGGAATAGAAGGTTTTGTCGAATTTGTCTGGCTCCAATGCTGCCATATGGACGGCTCTACCAATGGTATAAGCTTTGTTGTCCTTGGCCGGCACATCTCGATTTGTGTACTCATGCTTGTATCTGGCAGGGCAGTCGAGGATTAACGATACCCCCGTCGAGCTGATCCCCTCTTCGGCGTGGTACTCATCGATGTCGATGTCTGCGTATATTCCTGGCGCTCTCATTTGTTATCCCTCAGCATTTGCAACACATGTCGGTTAATCAACCAACAAACTTCGTCACGCAAATTATCAATATCCTCATCTTCCAATTTAATGCCCAAAACTTCCAGAACCCCATGAATGCCAAGTCTTACACCATGCTGCGCTTCACTGGCTCCATCAAGGAACAGTCCCATATCATCTACACTGCTTATTTTCTTCATTTTCGTCTCCATGTTGCGTTCGTAATGTTTTTGTTGTATTATTCCCCTATATTACATGAATTATGTTTATTGTCAACAACTGGATGAAATAAAATGGAAGAAAAAAAAGCCAAACACGATTATTACCGCACGCAAATATTATTGCCAAAAAGTATCCGACAGGTCTTAGAGAATGAGGCGAACAAAAACGGATTGACACCAGGGGTGTTTATGCGCATGCTGGTTATGCAGGATTTGCACAAGAAGAAGTTGATCAAAGATCAATAAAAAACCCGCGCACTTCATGTGTGGATGGGGAAAGTGCGCGGTAAAGTCTCATTACGAACTTGCCAATAGTACCACCACCACACGGAGAAGTCACATGGAAAGAGACAAAAGTGAAGCAATGTTTTTATTAAATACGATTTGGGATAGCCAGGTCACCAATTTGAACGCCTCTGAGGTGTCCGTATTGACCTGTATCGCCAAGAATGCCACGGTGCCAGGACAGAGTATACCGGCATCACGAAACAAACTTGTCGACCAAACTAGACTGGCCAAAACAACGGTTGATCGGTGTTTGTCTCAAGTAATCAAAAGAGGGTATTTGTCACGGGCTAAGCCGTCCGACCACATTAAGCCGTCCGAATACCTTATAAACGTGAAGAAATTTATTATTTAACATGGAGAAATAATGTCAAAAGATAGCGATGATGAGATAAAAACGTACAAATCCGTCTGTTACGGGGTTCTTAATGTTTTACTATATGGCGATCTTTCTTGGCGAGATAAGGCCATTTTAATGCTGTGCGGTTACGATAACCGTTTTCATTCTCAAAAAGCCATACAGGCGCTGGGGAGAGATGGTAGTTGTAGCGTTAGAAACTCGATTTATAACCTTACTGAAGAAGGGTATTTGATTAGAAAAGAGGTGTTCACCACAGACGAGGCCGGAAATAAGGTTGGTGAATGGAAAAACATACTGTCTGATAAGGCGCATGATCTTCTTTTTCCCGACCTTTCGGATTGATCGACAGCGAATCCGGGCGTAAACTGTTCGGAAGTCTAAAAGAAAAAGGGCCACCGAAGCGACCCGTCAATTTTGAACAATTGCAGGTTACAATTCTTTTAGACAAAAAGCAAGGGGTTAACCGAACTTTTTGTCGGATGACTCCCTTGATGGAATGTTAGTTACTTAACCAATTCATTAAGGAAGACATAGGAATGTCATTAAATTTAACACAAGATCAGATTTTAAATTTATTTTACCAACTAAGCGAAAAACCCTTTCACATAAATCCCGTCTACGTTCGCCTTCTTAAGGGGGATGTTAGCGCCGCATACCTTCTAACACAGCTAGTCATTTGGCAATCAGACTATGGCCCAGGATTTTATCACACCGATGAGCTTATATCCGAAAAAACCGGCATGAATACTGGCGTCATATTAAACGCACGAAAGGATCTGATAAAACAAGGTTTTGTCCAGACAACGCGTCAAGGTATACCGGCAAAACTACACTACACGGTGGATATGGATGTACTCATTGTGGCCATAGCTGAGAGGGGGGGGTGTGGATTATCCACTTATGCTGATTCGGCACAACAAGCTACGTCGAATCAACATAACAAGCTACGTCGAAACGACATAACTATTACTAAAGAGAATAAGAACAATAATAAGATTAATAATAAGAAGAATATTGTGCATTCTGACGATGCACTGCTTGTTTCGTTTAATGAATTCTGGGAAGTATGGCCAGATAAAAAGAACAAACAAACTGCCTTTGCAAAATATAAGGGTGCCGTTAAGGATGTCGGGGCGGATGCCCTCTTAAGCTCATTGAAAGCATATTTGGCAGAGCGTGAAATTGAGTATCGTGTCACGGGATGGGTTAAGGCATTGGAGTTGCCATCAACATGGCTTCATGGGAAGCGATACAACAACCCAATTCATGACGAGGAATATTTCTTAAGCAAGGTTAAAAAGAAAGTGGCTCCAAAAGGGGCTGTGGAACAATACGCCCACTATAATACGCAGCCCAAAATGCACAAAACCGAAGCCGAGACAAAGGCCGAATTAAACAAATCAGTCCCAGCCCACACAGAAACGGTATCGCAAGAACGCGTTACAGGCAGCGTCAAAGACCTGAAAGAAGTTTTACGGAATGAAATTTTGAAATCAAACATGGAGAGATCGAATGTACGAAATCACAGCGGGCGAGTTGTCCCAACGGTTGAACAACGAAATCGAGACAGTGGTCAGGAATTTATTACCCCAGGGTGTGCAACGGCATAATGACTGGTGGGTTGGATCAATTCGCGGAGAGCCAGGGGAGTCGTTGCGCGTATGCCTCAGTGGCTCCAAAAGGGGGGTGTGGGGAGACTTTGCGACTGGAGATGGCGGAGACCTAATCGATCTATGGGCCTCTGTACGCTCTATAACGCTCCGTGAGGCGATAAAAGAGGTTCGTGGGTACTTGGGCATATCCTCGGCTAAAATCGAACGTCCTGAGCGAATACAGTGGGTCAGACCAACGTTGAGCGAAGGGGTCACATACAGCGAACCGGGTTACCTCACCCAAGAGCGGTTATTGAACTCGGAGACGGTGGCACGGTATCGGGTAAGTTGTGCCGGCAATGAAATAATATTTCCCTACTATCGTGACGCGGAAGTTATTTTGCTGAAGTACTTGTCGTTGATCCGTGACGAGCGTGGCAAAAAGAAAATGCGCGTCTCTCCTGGGGCCGAACCGATTCTTTTTGGATGGCAAGCCGCGGATCCAAGCGCACGCAAATTGGTGATAACCGAGGGTGAAATTGACGCGATGACCTTATGCCAATATGACCTTGGTATGGTATGCGTGTCGGTGCCTTTCGGTGGGGGTGCCAAAAAACAGGACGGATGGATCGAGCAAGAATTCGAACGGTTGGCAATCTTTGATGAAATCTATGTTTGCATGGACGACGACGACGAGGGTCGGGCAGCGGCAGCCGTGATCATTGAGCGGTTGGGCAAACATCGGTGTCGAAACGTCAAGCTGCCGTACAATGACGCCAATGAGTGCCTCAAGCAGGGTGTGACGCGTGATCAGATGATCGCATTTTTTGATCAAGCGGTGATTGTCGACCCCAAAGAATTGCGCCGGATCGATCAATTCAAGCACGCAACCATCGATGACTTGCTACCCAACCCCAATTCGTTCATCGGGTATACGACGCCATGGGAGAAACATCACCGCAAGTTGTTCTTGCGACCGGATGAGCTCACTTTGTGGACGGGTATCAATGGGCACGGCAAGTCACAGATTTTGGGGCATGTGCTCTTGGACTGTATCGCCCAGGGTGCCAAGGTGTGTATTGCCTCACTGGAGATCAAACCTCACCGGCTCTTAGGTCGAATGGTGCGCCAAGCCGCCGGAATGAAGCAGCCGTCACGGGAGTATATTGAGTCGATTTTCGAACATTACTACAAGGCGGTGTGGATATTCGAATGTGTCGGCACCACTGATCCCAAGACCCTGATCGAAGTGTTCAAACACGGGCGACAACGGTACGGGATCGATATGTTTGTGATCGATTCTCTTATGAAATGTGGGTTTGCAGAGGACGATTATAACGGCCAAAAGAAGTTTATCGACCAGCTTTGCGCCTTCAAGAACGATTACAATTGCCATGTGCATTTGGTTGTTCACCCAAGAAAGGGTGCCGATGAAACGAATGTGCCGGGCAAGTTGGATATGAAGGGGTCGGGCGCGGTCAGTGATTTGGCTGACAATTGCTTTGCGGTATGGCGCAATAAGGCCAAAGAGGAGGAAATCGAAAGATTGTTGACCCAGGGGAAAGAGGTTCCCGACGACCTTAAACAAAAATTTGATTGTCTGTTGCGCTGCGACAAACAACGTAACGGAGAATGGGAGGGCGCTATACCGTTGTGGTTCGACAAAGCGTCATTGCAATATCTGGGGTGGGCGAAAGAGAGGCCCAAGCAGATGGTCAAATAATGGTTGACCTTCTTTCTGTACTGACATATAATGTACAAAAAGGAGAGCCAAATGACGTGTCACCGACAGATATTTTATACCGAAAGACTTCAATTACGCCTCGACAAACAAACCTATGAGCGCCTTCATTTTATCTCAGGTGAGCGCAGGGTGACCATGTCCGAGTACATTCGCGGAGTGGTTAACGAGCATATGGAAAAGGATGCCGAGGCCGTCGCAATTTTGAAAAAACTGATGAAGGACGAAAGGGCTGATGACCAAGTTCAATGAGATGACCGAACAAGAAAAAATGCAACGCATACTCAGTCATGCCCACGCCTATTGCCAGGGCGCAATTGATAGTGTGATGACCTTTGCGCAGGGAGACAGGGAGACGCTTGATCAAATGTCTGAGTGGCTAGAATTTAACGAGCAAATGTCACGTTACCTTATCCAGCGAATGGAAAACGATTTTGCTAGGGAGTCATTGGAAAATTACGGGCTTCACCTATACTCAGAGAGAATGCGAAATTTTCGTTAACCCACTATGGACGGTCTCTTCTTTGGATGCTTGGACTCTTGCTGGAATCTCTCTTGTCGTCATCACTATCTTTTTCATCTGGCACTGTATCCGCCAATTGCCGTGAATGGCGGTGACGATGGTGACGACGGCTTATATCAATATGGGTCTGGATATCAAGGCCCATATTATTTCCACTTGAAGACGATTGGTTATCATCTATTGGAGCAGGGTGAGGATTCGCTGGGAGGTTTTGTACGGTTACGGAAGCTTCACCTCTCGAAAGTGCTATCGATGCGCTCAGCAGCGAAACCCCCACCGGAATAAGAATGGGAACAAAGACGCCCCCAACGGTCGCCCCAACGCCCCCGATAAGTAATACCCAAAACGCACCCTCTTTCAACTGCTCTTTACTTGGTAATTTCATTAACTTAATTCCTTCCTTGGATTAAACCCAACCCACAGTATACAATCAAAAGAGCCATCAGATTTTGGTTTGGCTCCTTTCCACGATTTGATGGTTTTTGTTTTTTCGCTGTCGTGGTATTCTTTGTTCATCGACGGCTCCTATGATTAGTTCCTCCATGGTTACGATCCAGCTTCCCAAGAGTTGAGGGGTCGTCGATACCTATCGTTGTATATCAACGTTTTTATTTCTTTTTTGTTCTGATAAACTTCAAACTTCTTGGGAAGAATGGAGTTAATCAATGAATATCGAATCCACAAAACGTTTCAACTGCCAAATACAGCGCATGTATACCTTGGCAATCTTTAACATCATCGTGGCCGTCTTTGGTCTGGTGTTCAATTATTACAGATTCAACATCAATTTCTCGCTATTTTGCGTCGTTTTGTTCATCAATGCTGTGGCCGTGGTTTTTTATCAGCCGTGGAAAATTATGGCATACATGCAAAAAGGCAGAGAATTCAAAATGTTTCACGATTCTTTTACGAACAAAGGAGAATAAAAAAATGTTTAATTGGTTAAACGAGATAAGCAAACAAAATAATACGAATATTGTGCCGGAAGAAAAAAACGATCAGGGTTGTTTTGGTCATCGCCCCCGGGAAACCAACCAGGAATTTATCGAAAGGCTACGCAACACGATGCCCCGCAGTGAACCCATCGACATTCCAAGAAAGAGGAGATAATCATGGGGTTTCTCAGCAAGTCATCGGTCATGCACCGATCAGAAAGACGCGAGCGCGTCGAAAGAAAGGTTAACGGAAACCCAATGACCGCCAACCCAGGGGAACCACCAAAGCCCCCCGTGGAGCCGGACATTAAAAACTGTATCCCCGATGTGGTTGACACAAAAAATGACGCGATTATCGGCGGTGTACTTGGCGGTCTCGCGGGATTGCTTGGTGGGCCTGCGGGTTCCGCTGCGGGTGCTTTGATGGGCGCCTCTTTTGGCGCGTCTGCTCCAATGATTACCAGCGCCTACAAAGCGAAGACCTGTAACGAAAAAGAGCAAAAGCAGTATCAAAAAGACCTTGAGGATTACCATAGAGCCAAAAACGAATATGATGCGCAGAAAAACCGATACGACCAAGCTTTCGACGAAGGCCGTAAGCAATTAAGAAGGCAAATGCGTCCAAAATTTGGCGGTGATTCAACTGAGGATAGAAAGCCAGCGTATCGTCGCACACCAGGTGGTACGGGTGCGAGCAATCCGCACAACAGCGGTTTCCCAAAAACAGGAAAGTCACCCACGCGTGCCCCCATGCCGTCCTCGAATCATCCAGGGGTTTCGAACCAAGCCCCCGCGTATCATCCGCCCAATCCGCTTGAGTTTAATTTCATGACGGAAAGACCGGCATCGGTGACGCAGTACCAAGAAAAACAAAAATCATCTTTTAGATTTGAATCGTTCGCCGAAAAATGCGAGCGCACAAGACCGAGGTTTAGATAATGCCAACACTACAATTAGCAGAGATAGAAATAGAACATGATGAAGACAATCAAAACGAGGATTGCGAGGACAATCAAAACACTAATGACGTTCGTGCGAAAATGCGCGCTGAAGCTTTCACACCTGAGGAAGAGGCGGAGAATAGACAGCGCATTAGGGAAGGCATCCGCGCAGCTCAGAGATTTGCTTTAAGGGAAGAGCGCTATCAAGAACTTTACGAGGAAGAATACAAGGCGGTGATGGAAGAAATGGCGAGAGGTTTTTTACCGCCCCCGCCTCCGCGTACGGTGGGTACTTTGCTTTGTGATGGGGCAAGTCAGGCATTAGGGTATGCAAGCGATTTTGGTAATGCCTACCTGACCGCGAACACGGCGAAAACTGCACTGGGAGTATTAACGACGGGTGCTATCTGTTGCACAAAAAAAGGGGCTGCTGCTGCGGTGTATGCCTCTCAAACGGCTGCTGCCGTGGTCGCTTCTGTTAACCCTGTGACGCTTGGTATCGGTATCGGCGTGGGTGGAACCGTGTTATTTGGGTATGGTCTCCACAAATATACCCGTTCAGAAAAAGCGTCAAAAGCGCCGTCCGTGGAGGTGAATATCAACATTGCGCAGTTAAACAGAATGTAATGAGGTTGCCCGCACACTCTGATATAATCATGGTGTGAACATGGAGAGCGGAGTGTGTGGGTAATGACAGACAAGTATGATTTAAACGATTTTTTGGGCCGATCAAATTATTGGCTGGATACTGGGAAGCTGCCCCCCGACGGGCCGTGGGCCAACGAATTTCACGAACTGCAATGGGTAGATCTGAATACCCGCTACCAGTGCTTCATTAAACGAAATTTTTCTGGTGTCCTGTGTGGGTATGTTCGGATCCCGTTTGAACACCCTTGTCACGGCATGTATTGGGAAAACTTGCCCGATGATGTGCTGGTTCATGGGGGAATCACTTACTCTGCAAGGCACTTTTTGCCAGATTCGGACGATGGATGGGTGTTTGGTTTTGATTGTGGGCACGGTTTCGATGTTATGCCTTGTATGCCTATACACGTACAGATACATGATACGGTTTCAGAGTATCGAAACATGGAGTATGTGAAGGCCGAAACTGAGTCGCTCGCAAAACAATTAAAGAATTTACACAATACAGAATGTTGACATTTCCGCGTTTTTGGTGGTACTATTCGGTTAGCTTGATAAAAATAAGAATATGCACCAATTTAAAACAAAGGACGTTAACGGGTGGCCTCTATACGGGGCCAAATTTAAAGCGAAAATAGGGATATAAACATGGCCAATGGAGTCAATAAAGTAATCATCGTCGGCAATATGGGTGCCGATCCAGAATTAAAACACTTCAACAACGGTGGCTCTATTACCACAATACGTGTGGCAACCTCTGAATCGTGGAAAGATAAAACCACTGGAGAGAAACAAGAGCGCACCGAGTGGCACCGGATCGTATTCCACGCGAAACTTGCCGAAATTGCTGCCCAATATCTGCGCAAGGGTTCCAAGGTATACGTTGAAGGCAGTATAAAAACCCAAAAGTGGAAAGACAAAGACAGCGGTCAAGATAGATACATGACCGAGATTGTCGCCCAGAACCTCCAAATGTTGGATTCAAAAACCGATTCTGAAAAATCGGTAGAAAATCGGTATCAAGAGACCGTAGCCACTTCATCACCAAAGGCGTCAGACAACGATGATGATGAATTGCCATTCTAGCGATGATGTGCCACACTAACTATGATTCCTTAGGTTAGTGATGTTACGTTTAAGAACCTGCAATACCTGAAACGCCGGTTGGTGTGCCCACTTCCCGGCGTTGATGGTTTAATCATCAAACAAATAAAAACCAACCCAAAAATACGCGAATATTATCCACATGGGTATGTACATTTTGTCCCCTCCCTTTATTCCCATACCTTCCCGGTTGAAAAAAGTTTCACCGCGCGACCCGTCACGGAATCATGACGGCTTATAAACGCGTACCCGTAATCTTTTATGTTTTGTAATCTGTCTTGCGTCATTCGTTGTAATCTATCTTCCACTGCGTTTAAGCGTTCGGGTTTGTAGTATTTGGTTACCATGTTCGTATCCTCTGTTATTTAAAATGGTTGGCTTTTTTGGTTTTTCCCGAACCACGCTTTGTGTCTTGCGTTCTCTACCCCGCGTGTCCATGCTGCGCGATGTTTCGGATAGTTGATGTCAAATGGGTTCCGTAAGGCTGGGTTCATTTCGCGCATGTTCCATGCGTTTACCCCTGTCTTATATGCCCACGAATTGGTTATTTTATGCCCCATTCTTTTTTTGCCTATCCGTTTGCGCAAAAACTTTTTGGCCATTCTTATGCTTTCTTCTTTTGATTGAAACATGTTCGTATCCTCTGTTATTTATTTTGCTGGCTTATCTTCGGTTATGGTACATAAACTTCGTTGTTGCCGTACTGATAAAACCTGATGGCTTCCTCGCGGTCAGATGAATCACCTTCAAATGGCATGTCGGGTCGATTGATGAATCGATACGCCATACATCTCAAAGCTTCCGTTTCATTAAACCCAGGTATTGGGTACACGCCGTTTGGGCCGTAGAAGTCCATCAGATAATTTATAAAACGTGTTGTTTGTCTTTCAATGGATTGTCTTTTTTCTAATGTGCCCAAAATGTCTAATGTTTGTGTGTTGCTCATTTTTATATGCCCTTCAATTTTTTAAGTTTAAATTCGTATGATGGATAGCTGGTTTTTAATTTCTGTAATAATGGTTCGGCTTTTTCGTCCGGTATCATCGAGGCGTAAATGAGCTTATCGACCTCGCAGCCTGTCGATAAATCCATTGCTTTGAATTTCTTCATATCGGTTGCTTTAATATAAATGTGGTACATGTTCGTATCCTCGTCGTTCGTAATTGATGTTTTTATATTCTTAGTGTACACATACAAGGCGTACATGTCAACGCCCCTGTTCAATTATTTTTCATTGCCCCCACTAACTAAATGGCTTATGATGTTGATATATACATGGAATGTGGACGATAATATGAATGTAATTACACGATGCCCAGAATGTCGGGGCACTAAAAAGATGGTCGGTATGGGAATGACCGAAAGAGATTGTGAGAGATGTGCCGGCAAAGGCACAGTGAGCGTTAAACCAGAGGCAATCCGCGAAGCAAAGAAAGAAGAAAAGATTGTTGAACCAATCAAGGATGATGTGAAACATGAGCGAGAAACCGAAGCCAAAACGGTCGCCGAAACCAGGCGCAAATACGTTAGAAAAGAAAAAGAAACGCCCGCGAACAATGGCGTGTGCGATGTCGCTTGATGGGGATAAATCGGTAACACCTAAAGAATTACCGCACAGTTGGCGTAATCCAGTATACCGCCCCGAAATGTGTGATCAGATACAAGATTGGTACAAAGATGGTTTGTCGGACGCTGAGATATGCGTCAGATTGGATATATCACGCAAGACATTATATAGCTGGGAAAATGACCGCCCCGAATTCGCTAAAGCCCTAGAACAAGGTCGTAGTGCGTCAATGGCGCATTGGCAAGCATTGGGTCATGACGCATGCAAAGGTGAGCGCAAAATATCCGAAAAAATTTGGATGTTGAACATGAAGAATAGATTCAATTGGCGCGAAAAGGTCGAATTAGAAGATTGTGACCACTTTGGGTTAAATCGCACCGTTAAAGAGCTTCAGAATTTGATTGCGTTGCATAAGAAATTCGAACGCGACTATTGATCAGTCGCGTTTCACTTCATATTGATTGGTTATTTCTACCCTAAACCCTAATTCTTCAATCTCTTTAAATCTGTTTTTTGGCATTGTTTTAACTTTCACAAAACGGCACAGTTTTTGCGCCGTTTCATTGTGTGGGTAAAATAATACATTGCCGTAAACTTCACGTTGTATGAATTGTGCGATCATTATGCTACAACCTTTATGTTCTTTATAAGTTTTTTAATTTCGGCTCTTGCCCACTTTTCCGTTCTTTTATCACCAAAGCTTACGGCGGACTGAATCACTGTTCGATAAAATTCTATTCTTTTTAATATTTCTACCAAAAAATGCGGTGCAGTGCTCCCCCTATAACCGCTTGCGTTGAGCAAAGGTTTAGGGGGTGGTGAAGCACCGCAAGACGTGTTATCATTCACGAAACCGTCGCGGCAGGAACTGTCGCTTCTGTAAAGCGGATCCCCATACACAGGTACGGTTTCCTTATGTGTATGCCGAGAGGGCGAAAGCGGGTCGGAAGAAACTCCATCCATAACTTTGTTTGGATGGCAGTTGTTCATCATTTACTGTTACCTCATTATTTGTCATTTCATTGATGTTGTTATTGAGGCCATCATACAATCTATCAATGATCATGTCAAGGGGTATTTTACAATTATTTTATGAGTTAGTCGACCACAAGAAGTATATCCGATAATGCTGGTTATCAGATATGAGATTGATTTGCAGTTACACGTTGTCTGCGTAATCGTCATATTCAATGCGTATCGCCTCATCCCCACATATTTTATTATCTGGTTGTCGTGTCCAATTGTTAAGCTTGTCACCTGCATATACACCTTTCAATTGGCGCATTGATACAACCGTGTAACAATCAAGGCAGCCAGCGTATGGCGATTGCCCATTCCATTTTATTAAATTGTGCCGGCACTCTACCGTGGTGATGTATGAACGGCAAGCGCACAAAGGCCGGATTCGAACCGGCAACCAAAGATTATGAGTCGATTGCTTTGCCATAATTAAGCTACTTTGTGCATTTAACAAGCGTGCATTTTTTCAGGTGCAAGTTTTTGTAGAGATATTTGTTCTGTTAAGTGTTTGCAAAACAATTTTGAAATAACGTCCGCGGTTATTTCTGGTTTTTCGTAACTTGATATTAATAATGGTGCCAGTATGTGTATTGAGAATGACGTTATTGAGTTTAAAAGTACGGACGGATCAATTGGATTCAATTTGTGTTCTTGGATAAATTTATCCAGACTATTATTCAGGTGATTGCATATATTAAGGATTAGATCCTTTTGTGTATCGTTCTTCATTTTTATATCTCCATGTGTTCGATTGCGATATTATATCAGGTGTGCCGGCCAAAAAGGGAGTTTTTATGGCAAAACCAATCCCCGTCAGATGCAGAGAAATATTGAAGGCTGTCAATGCCCCGTATGCCTGTTGTGACGCTTGCCACGACAAAGAAGATGATACCCCTGGTAAAAGCACGGTTACACGAATTGGCAAATATGTGAGCCGACTGTGTTGTTACGCGGTATACTATTTACACCATGAGACGGATCTCGAGGAACGAATAGACGATTATGTATTCCCCGGCAAAAAATGATGAAGTAGAAGAGTTAAAGGCCGAGT